TCAGAGCCTCCGAACAACGGCGACGACGCGCCCTATGATGTGGAGCTCGCCGTCAACGGCGACATCGGGCGGGACGGCCGCGTTGTCGCTCAATATCTCAACCGCGCCGCTGGCGCGAGGGCGCAGGCGCTTGACCTGGGCAATATCGCCGATGGTGACCGCCCAGATGGCATCGGCAGAGCGCAGCGACGTCTGAGAGCGATCGATCAAGATCACTTCCCCGCTCCGGATCGTCGGCTCCATCGAGTCGCCATCGCCCAGCGTCCAGAAAAGCTGCTCGGGCGCGGCCCGGGTGAAGTTGCGCAGCCAAGAGCGGGAGAACACCCTCTTCTCGCTCTCCACGGGGCCGTCGAGGTAGGTCGCTCCCATGCCGAAGCGTAGATCAACCTGATCGATCTCGACCAAGTCGGCATCTAGGTCAGCATCGCGATCTGTTAGAGGCCGATCTCGCTGAAGCGAGCCCGTGCCGACCTCGTCCGGCGGAAGAGACGAATTGGGGTCTCGCAAAGACGATCCGGGCATCAGCCCATACTGGTCGACAATATCACTAGGCAGGAAGTAGCGTCCGGTCCTGCTGCCTCTGCCAGTCAAAAGCCAGGAAATTTCAACACCCAACGCGTCGGCAATAAGGACCGCTTTGTCCGCGCCAGGCGTCTTCGCGCCTTTCCCGTAGTCGCTGAGCATACTGGTTGAGATGCCGGTTGCATCACTCAGCCACTGATACGTCCGCCCGCCAAGGGCGTCGCGCAAGCGATATCCGATGCCTTCCACTAAAGTGGCTTGCATCCTCTTTTGTGGCGATATATCCCCTATAGAGGATTCATCGAACGTCGAGCGCTTAACCATGGCAACAACACGGGTTCACAAAGAAGACGTCAAAGCGGCGCTCCGCAAAAAATACGGCTCTGTGGAAGCCGCGCAGGCCGCGATGGGGTTCGCTGGCACGCAGCTTCGCGACCTCTTGAGAGGAAGAACGAGCCGCAACGTTCATGCGGCTGTGGCCAAGGAGTTGGGCATCGATCCTGCTCACCTTGTGATCACTACCGGCGTTATCCACAAAAGTGGAGACAAAAACCGTCAATCCAGTTTGCGCTCCGATCGGAGCGTAGCGGCATGAGCGGGGCGAAAGATGGCGGCAGCCTCTTCGCTGCAATCGGCAAGCTTCGCTTCGTCGAGGATCATGGCTTTGCCGATCCCGAAGGGGCGCGGATCGTTGCACGACGGCGCAAGCTAGTCTGGGACCATGCCATCCGGCAGGCGGCTCCCAGCAAATTCTTCGATGTACATATCGAGAAAGATGGACGCCCGCGGGTGCTTGCGGGCGAGCAGGCGCCGACGCTCTCGCGCTATCACCACGGTATCATCGCCCAGTGTGCGATTGAGCGTATCGCCTGCGATGACGTGAGCCATCACGAACTGATGCAGGGCCTCAAGTCGATCCTTGAGTTCGTCGAACTGGTCCTGGCTGATTTCGGCCATGATGGCGTCTCCGCTGTTGATGCTGACGGCGATGGTACCTGCGAAGCGCAGGTCCCGCATCGTTTTGATGGGGGCGCGAAATGAACAGCGCCGCCGAACAGGGCGCAGTGCTGCGCCTGCCTACTGACCAGATCGACCCCGATGGCCTTGAGCGGATCGGGTTCTTCTATCCCGCCGAAGCGGAGGCGCTGGCGGATGTGATCGCCAGCGACGGGCAGCAGGAGCCGATCATGATCGCGCCGCCGGCGCCGCGCGCAAAGGACCGGCGCTATCGCCTGGTCTATGGCCGGCACCGGCTTGCGGCCTGCGCCGCGCTGGGCGTCGAAGTGCTGGCGCGCGTGGTTTCGGGCAGCAACGACGAACTGCTGCGCATGCAGACGGCGGAGCAGATCGACCGGCGCGATATGACCGTGCTGGAGCGCGCGGCGTTCGTTGGCCGGCGCGCTGAAATTGTGCGGGAGCGGGCACTCAAGGCGGCTGGCGTCGAGAGTGACAAGGCGCTGGGCACGCTTTGGACAAATTTGTCCAAAGCGTCGAAGGTCGAACTCACGCCCGCGCAGGAGGCACTCCTCGCCAAGGCTCCCAAGTCGGAGCAAGTTGCCCCTCCGACCAGCCCGCAGCCGCCGAAAGAGGAAGTCGCTGCCGATGTCTCGGCAGTTGGCGGGCACTACGGCTGGCGCGCCGAAGTCGCCGAGGAATTTGGCCTGCACTTCAAGAAGATGGACCGTCTCCTCACCATCTATCGCGCGCTGATCAAGCCGTTCCGCGCGGAGGTCGAGGCGATCGCGCATTGCCGCATCGCCTCCAACGCCGACGCCCTGCTGCAGCTCGCCGCCAAGAACGAGCCGGTGCGGCAGGCGGCGCTCAAGTGGCTGGCGCAGAACCCCGAGGCGAAGACGGCGGAGGAAGCGCTTGTCGCGCTCGGCTTCTCGACATCCAAGGGCCTGCGCGCGGCGGATCAGCTGGAAGGCGAGAGCAAGCTGCTCACCCGCGCCACCAGCAATCTGGAGCGGCTCACGCCCTCGACCTGGATCAGCTTCGCGCCTTCGCTGGCCGGGATGATCAAGCCTTCGGCGCTGTCAGCGGTCCGTGATGCGATCGACGCGCGGATCGCCGAGATCGAGGGGAAGCGGTGATGCGCGGTGCCCCCCGCGGCTGCGCGGCGCAATCGCGCGGCGCCGGCGAGTTCCACCGCGGCCTTACGCCGAATGAACTGGCGATCATGGATCGGTGGGATGCCGGCATGCCGATCGCCAGGATCGCGCGCGAGCTGGGCAAGCCGGTCGACCGGGTGCGCAACCTGATCATCTACTACGACGGCGCCGCCGATCAGCGCACAAGCGACCGGAAAACTGCCGCCGCCAGCGCGCAACTGCTCCGCGCCATCCAGCAGGAGCGTGCGGCATGATGGGGCTCACCGAACAGCAGGCAGCGCTGCTGCGCTTCATCGCCGGTTATCAGGCCGCTCACGGCGGCGTTTCGCCGACGATGCAGGAGTGCGCGCGCGGCATCGGTTGCCGATCCAAGTCGGCCATCGTCGCCCTGCTCGACCGCATGGAAGAGCGCGGCGCGATCAGCCGCCTGCGGTACCGCGACCGCGCGATCAAGCTGCTTACGCCTGTCACAGTTCCCTCGATCAACGGAACGCCACTCTACGCAGCGCCGATGGTCGGACAGCGGGCGATGCTCTTCAGTGGGGAGCGCGTCTGATGGTCGCACTGAGCTTCAAGGCGCAGTTCGCGCCGCCAATCGTGGCCGGGATCAAGCGCCAGACGGTGCGCGCGGGCCGGAAGCGTCCGCCGCGCGCTGGCGAGCGGCTGCAGCTCTACACCGGCATGCGCACCAAGCACTGCCGCAAGATCATCCCGGACCCGATCTGCACCGAGGTCTCGCTGATCGTGATCGAGGTCGATGCCAATCATCCCGATCGGATCGCCTCGATCAATGTAGGCGGAGATTACCTACTCAATGACCGCGCGATCGAGCGCTTCGCCATTGCCGACGGTTTCACCGGGCACGGCGAGATCAGCGCGCGCCGGGCGATGGGCAACTTCTGGATGCGTCACCACGGCCCGGGCCAGTTCATCGGGCACGTTATCCGCTGGGAGCCGAACTGATGGCCCAATCCCGTTCAACATCCCTTGCCGACAAACTCCGCCACCACCGCAAGGTTATGGAACTGGCGCTCGAGCTGCGCGTCACGCCGCGCGAGGCCGAGGCCGTGCTGCAGCAGCGCGCCGCGCGCGCCCGCTGGGAAGAGGCGAACCGCCGCCTGCAGGCGCGCATGAATGCTCCGGTCATTCCCGCTTCGTTGCTCGAAGAGGGCGAGCCGCTGGCGCTCTGGTACAAGCAGGGGAGCATGGCCTGATGCGCGAGGCTCGCGAAGCGCTGGCGCGCGCGATTGACGCGCTGACCTATGACCAGATCGAGCGGTACCCGCTGCATCTGATCCTTGAAGACGACGGCTCGCTGCGGCCGGCAGGTCCGGTCCAGTCGGGCAAGGAAATCCCGCTGCTGGATCGCAGCATCGCGCACGATCTGATCCGGATCGAGAAGTCGCTTGCGGCGCAGCAGCCTACCCTGCTCAGCGCAATCGCACACTCGATCGACGAGGCCTTGCTGGCGATCGCCGAAGCCCAGCGCGTGCTGGGGGAGGCGATGCGGTGAACCTGCGGCCCGCACCTTTCGCGCTTACGCCGCGCGCCGTCGCGGCGCTGATCGGCGATGCGCCGGGAACGGGCACCGTGCCCGTTCTGCCGGTGCGCCTGGTCGACCGTCCGCGCCGCTCCGAAGATCCGCGCCTCGCGCGGGCGAATGATGATGGGGGCGCGCGTGGCTGAGACGACCGCAATCGAGTGGACAGACGCGACCATCAATTTCTGGTGGGGCTGCTCCAAGGTCAGCCTCGGCTGCGAGCATTGCTACGCCGAGGCATGGGCAAAGCGGGTCGGCGAGCAGCTCTTCGGCGTCGGTGTGCCCCGCCGGAAGGTCAAGTCTGCATGGACTGCCCTTCGGAAGCTGCACCACAATGCGCCGGCGTTCGACCAGCAGCATGGCCGTCGGCGCCGCGTCTTCCTGCAGAGCATGTCGGACCTCTTTGACAAGGAGGTTCCGGAGGAGTGGTTTGACGAGGCTTGGGGCGGCGTCACTTTCGCGCATGGGGTTGATATCCAGATCGTCACCAAGCGCGTCTCCTATGTCGAGAAGCGGCTCGATGGCCGTGAGTGGCCAAAGCATGCCGGACTGATCATCAGCGTCGTCAATCAGGACGAGGCTGACCGCGATATCCCGCGTCTGATCGATCTCAAGGCCAGGCTCGGCATTCCGTGGATCGGGCTGAGCATGGAGCCGCTGCTCGGCGCGGTCGTGCTTAGGCCCGAATGGCTCGCCGCTCTCGACTGGGTCATTGTCGGCGGGGAAAGCGGTCCTCACGCTCGCCCGATGCACCCGGATTGGGTGATCAGCCTCCGTGACCAGTGCGAGGCGGCGGGAGTCCCGTTCTTTTTCAAGCAATGGGGCGAATGGCTTCCGGTTCACGTCGACAACGACGTCCGCTGGTCCGGCATTGAGTTCCGCAAGGTTGGCAAGAAGGCAGCCGGACGCCGCCTGCACGGCCAAGAGCACAACGGATTCCCGCTGTGACAGACCGCATCGAAGCCCTGCGCCAGGCGGCGCGCGCGGAGGCCGCACAGCACTCCGACCGGGTCGCAAAGGCCATGATGATCGGCGGCGATACCCGGCCCGTACCGCACGGGCGCGCCGCAGCTGCTTACGGCGAAACGGCCTGCCCGCGCTGCGGCACGCGCAGCGGAGTCGGCTGCGCGCATCGCCCTGCAGGCGATACCTCGACGAAGCTGACGTCGTTCATCCGCAGGAGCGGCCTCGCATGACGCCCGCCCTCAACTGGCAGCCGATCGACGACGGCGCCCGCGCGGGCCGCAGCGTGCTGCTGCGCGCCGGGCAGAAGATGGCGCTGGGCCGGTGGAACGGCAAAGCCTTCGTCTACCCGGCGACCGCCGGCATGCGCGTCGATTTCGAGCCGGTGGCCTACTACGACCCTTCGAGCCGCAGCGCGGGGGCATTCCATGCCTAAGGCGCGCGCTCACCCCGGCCAGTTGGCGTTTGACCTCGACGCGCCCGCCATGGCGACCGGCCCGGCCGCGCTGGCGGGGCTTGAGGCGCGCATCTGCGCCACGGTGGGCGTGATCCTGGCGAGCTGCGGTCGCCCACGCGAAGTGATCGCAGCCGAAATGACCGTGCTGCTGGGCGACGAAGTGACCAAGGCGATGCTGGACGCCTACGCCAGCCCGGCACGCACTGAGCACAAGGTGCCGATGAGCCGCTTTTTCGGGCTGATCGCGGTGACCGCGCGGCTCGACCTGATGGACCCGCTCGTGCGCGAGATCGGCGGCTCGCTGCTCATCGGGCCGGAAGTCCACACCGCGCGGCTGGGCCATCTGCGCCAGCAGCAGCGCGCAATCCAGAATGAAATCAAGGCGCTCGAACAGACAGCGCCGCTAATCCGCGGGAGCCGGAACGGGTGAGTGCAGCCAAGATCATCTACCCGGAGCAGTTTGGCCACCAGGATGCAGAGCCGACAGGCTGGTTCACGGTGGTGGAGCTGGCCGATCTGCGCCTGCCCGGGTTGCCTGCCGACAAGCGGTCGCTGCAGCGCCGCGCGGCGGATGAGCGCTGGATGGAGCGGCGGGCGCTCGACGGCGAGCTTCTTTCGCGCAAGCGCCCTGGGCGCGGCGGGCCGGTGGAGTTCCATGTCGCGCTGCTGCCGGTAGCCGCACGGCAGGAACTGGTCCGCCGGGGCTTCTGCAGCGACGCGATGGCGGCAGCGGAAGAGGCATCCGAAACCGAGCAGCTCTGGCAGTGGTTCGGCGCGCAGCCGGACAAGGTGAAAAACGAGGCCAAGAGCCGCCTTGAGGCAGTGAGCGCGGTGCTGCTGATGACCGAAACGCTGCAGGTGGGCAAGAATGCCGCCGTGCGCGCGGTCGCGGACAAGAACGGGATCAGCCCGGCCACGCTGTGGAGCTGGATCAAGGCCGTAGGCACTGCAGATCGGAAGGACTGGCTGCCGCTGCTGGCGCCCAAGCGCAAGGGTGGCGGCAAGGTTGCCGAGATCCCGGAGGAACTGTGGCAGCTATACAAGTCGGACTGGCTGCGGCTTTCCGCGCCGCCGGCTGCAGCGAGCTATGACGTGGTGCGGCGACGTGCCAAGACGCTCGGCATCGCAGTGCCGCATATCAAGGCATTCCAGCGCCGCGTGGCGCGCGAGATCGACCCCTATGTCGTGATCCTGATGCGGCAGGGCGCCACTGCGCTGGAGCGGCATGTGCCCTCGATCCGCCGCACGGTCGACGATATCGACGTGATGGAATGGGTGAACATCGACGGCCATGTCTTCGATGTGGAAGTGGAGCATCCGGATACGGGCAAACCGATCCGCCCGACACTGGTAGGCATCCAGGACATCCGCAGCTCGAAGATCCTCGCGTGGCGCGTGGGCGTCAGCGAGAGCGTCGCCACCGTGCGGCTCGTGTTCGCCGATCTGATCCGCGACTGGGGCATCCCCAAGGACATCATCCTCGACAATGGCCGGGGCTTTGCCGCCAAGTGGCTGACAGGTGGCGCGCTGACCCGGTACCGGTTCAAGATCAAGCCCGAGGACCCGCAGGGGCTGCTGGTTGCGCTGGGCGTCAACATCCACTGGGCGACGCCGTTCCATGGGCAGTCCAAGCCGATCGAGCGCGCATGGGGAGACCTGTGCAACTACATCGCCAAGAGCGCCGAACTGGACGGCGCCTATACGGGCAACTCCCCGGTCAACAAGCCCGAGAACCGGGGCACCCGCGCGATCGACTGGGATGAGTTCTGCGCGCTGGTCGACCGCGAGATCCGTGAGCACAACGCGCGCGAGGGCCGCACCGGGCGGGATTATGCCGGGCGCAGCTTTGACCAGGTATTTGCCGAAGGGCTGGCGCGGACGATCGTCACCAAGCCGAGCCGACAGCAGCTGCGCGATGCGCTGCTGGCTGTGGAGCGCAAGCGGGGCGACGCCCAGAGCGGCGAAATCCGGCTGCTGGGCAACCGCTACTGGTCGCTCGAATGCCGTGAGATCGCCGGCAAGTATGTGACGGTGCGGTTCGATCCCGACGATCTCCACACCGAAGTCCACGTCTACAACGATAGCGGCGCCTATCTGTTCACGGCGCCGGTGCTCGAGGACCACGGGTTCAAGGATCAGGCCGGGGCAACGGTTGTCTCCAAGCGCCGCAGCCATGTCCGCAAGATGGCGCGCCAGTATGCCGAAGCGGCTGACCTGGTTGATCCGGCCGAGATCGCGCGGATCAAGTCCGGCGTGCGCGCCGCGCCCGAGCCCGAACTGCCGGCGCCGGCCGCCGTGCGCATCCATCCATCGCGCCAGAGCGTGGCCGCTGTCGCCGCGCCGGAGCCCGCGCCGCCATCCGCGCGGGCGCGCAACCGCCTTTTCGCCGCACTCGGGAAGCCGAGGCTGGTGGAATGAAAAGGTGCGCGGGGTCTGCCTGGTAAACCGGCCCCGCGCACCCGTCCCTTGAGAAGAGACAGGAGCATCTAGCATGGAAGATCAGGGCGATAAGAGCCTCTATATCGAGGAGCAACGCGACTGGCTGATCCGGTGGCGCGAGCAGACCGGCACGGCCTGGGACAAGATTGCGAAGAAGACCGGGCTGCCCAAGGGCACGATCAGCGTCTTCGCCAGTGCATCGGGCTACAACGGCAAAAAGCAGAGCAGCGAGTATCCGATTGCGCAGAAGATCGAGCGTATGCGCCATTCGATGGCGCAGCAGGCGGCGATTTCCGACGAGGTTCCGGACGTGCCGGAGTTCTTCCGCACCGAAACGAGCGACGCGCTCGAGCGGATGCTGGGCTTTGCGCAGCACGGCATGAGCGTTGCGGCAGCGCTTGAGGCCGGATGCGGCAAATCGACCGCCGCGCAGCACTATCAGCAGGTGTTTCCGAACGTGTTCTACGTGGAGCTCTGCAAGTCGGCCTCGGGCATGAACAACATGATCCGGATGCTGCTCGAAGCCATGGGCATCAAGGATGCGCCGAGCGGCACCTTCGCGATGTCGAACATGGTGCGCGAGCAGCTGCGCAAGGTGGACAAGCCGCTGATCATCTTCGACGAAGCGCAGCACCTGGGCGAGGACAGCCTTGAGGAAATCCGCAGCTGGAATGACCGTGATCATGTCGGCATCGCGTTCTTCGGCAACGTGGGCATCCTGCAGAAGCTGGCGAAGTATCCGCAGCTGTGGAGCCGGCTGGAGCTGAAGATCCAGCGGCGGCTGCCGACGATCGGCGATATCGATGCGCTGGCCGATGCGTGGCACATCGTGGACCCGGCGATCCGCAAGGAACTCCACAGCATCTGCGGGCGGCTTGGCGGCCTGCGCAACGGGACCAAGGTGCTGCGCCTGGCGCGGATGATGGCTGCGGCCGAAGGCACTCCTATGGGCATCGATCATCTGGCGGACGCATGGTCGGAACTCGACGTGCGCATGGTGGCGGCATGAGCAACTCGGTGAGGAAGGACGCAATCGGTGCGATCCACGCCGTACATGCCGCATTCTGTGCGCCCGGCGACTATGGCTACGACGATCCCAAGGGCAAAGCGCTCTCGGGTCTTTACAGCCTCTACAACAAGCTCTGCGCGATGGCGTTGATCGCCAAGCTGCCTGACGATGATCCAGACAAGACGCTGGAGCAGCGTTTGGCCGAGTGCCTTGCCGCAGCAATCGACACACCGCTCCTTCGGCTCAATGACGTCTCCAGCGGCGAAGAGGATGGGATCGCTCTCTACCTTGGCTCGTTCAAGCCGGAGATTTGCGAGTGCGCGGCGCTCCTTCTTGAGGAGGCAGGGCTGTGATCAGCACGATCCGCGAAGCGCTCGAAGCCGCGCGCGAGCTGGGCATCAATCCGGTGGCCGATTTCCTCTTCGTCGCGAACGCGGCAGTGTGGGGCACGGTGCTGGCGTTGCTGTGGGGAGGGCTGCTCTCGTGAACGCACCATCTCCGATCAATCTCTTCGTCAACCGCGAAAACACCGCGCGGGCGGTCGCCTATGTCGGGCCGAGCATCGAAGGCAGGCCCCGGCCGCGCTGGATCTCGCCGGATGTGGTGATCAACGTCGCGGCCGCGCTCTACTCGATCGAGGTCAACGAGCTGCTCTCGCGCCGGCGCAATACGCGCTTCGAGGAAGCGCGGGCGCTGGTCGTGTGGTGCCTGTGGACCATCCCCACCGAGCCGATGTCCTACGTCCAGATCGGGCGCCACATGGACGGGCGCGACCACACCGGCGTCACGAACCTGCATATCAAGGCGATCGCGCTTCGGCTTTGCGAGGGGTTCTTCGCCGACTGCTGCACCGCGATGCGGCGGTACTTCATCCTGACCAACGGAGGCGCACATGAACGCGCTTAGCCACGTGCCGGCCGTGCCGGCGAAGTTCGACCGCGTCTCGCAGCGGCGCCGCGCAATGATCGCGATGATCCATGTCGCGCGGAAGGACCTGCGGATGGTCGACGCCGACTATCGCCAAGCGCTGTTCGAACGCACCGGGCAACTGGAGACCAACAAGTGCACCGATGCCCAGCTGGGCACGATGGTGGACTGGCTCAAATCGAAGGGCTTCCGCGCGATCCCGAAGAAGAAGACGGCGCAGCATCCCATGGCCCGCAAGGCCCGCGCGATGTGGATCTCGCTCTATCAGCTCGGCGCCGTCCACAACGCCTCTGACGAGGCGCTGGAGGCCTTCGCCAAGCGCCAGATCAAGTGCGAGAAACTGGTCTGGGCGCGCCAGTCGGACGCACGGTCGCTGATCGAGGCGCTCAAGGCCATGGCCACGCGCCATGGCTGGCCGCAGCCCAACCTGCCGCCGATCCAGCTGCAGGCGTCGCTGTGCGAGGCGATCCTGGTGAAGCTGAAGGACAAGGGCATCGCGCCGGCCGACTGGTCGATCCACGATGCCCAGCACAAGCTCTGCGGGATCGAGAAGCGCGAGGCATGGACGGCGGACGACTATCAGCGTCTCGCTGAGGCACTGGGGCGGAAGCTGCGCGAGGCCGGGCCGGTGGAGGCGCGCCATGGCTAAGGTCGTTACTGCCTTTGCGGACAACAGCGGCGCCATCCACTCGGCGCCGATCGACGCCATCCTTGTCGACCTGACGGCGGTGCTCGGCAGGATCGGCGCCGAAGGTGGCCTCACCACCGGGCTTGCCCAGATCATCCTGGAGAAGCGGACCGAGATCGAAGCGATCTTTGCCGACTTCGACGCGATGACGGCCGCGACGGGGGACCGGCCATGAAGAACTTCTGTCCGAAGCCGCGCCTGACGCCTGTGGCGCTTGCGACCCGCTGCATCATGGTTGGCGCACTGCTGTTCTGGCTGAGCGTCGGCGCTGCGGTCATGTGGCTCTGCATCGGCGGGACGGCGAAGTGAACCTGCAGGTCGCCTCTCCTTCCGGTACCGGCTCGCGGGTACTGGATGATCTCGTCGACGTGATCGGCGAGGAGGCGGCCTGCAAGCTTGCCTTCCGGTTCCGGGGCCTGCGGCTCTACATCCCCAAGGATCCGGCCAGTGATCCGCGCATTGCCGAGACGATCGGCGATGAACTGGCGGTTCGGCTGTGCGATGCTCTCTACCGCACAACCATCCCCATGCCCGTGCGCGAAGTCGAGCGGCGCATGGTGCACAGCCTTGCCGCGCAGGGCATGACGCGTCAGGCCATCGCCGAGAGATTGCATATTACCGAGCGGCAGGTGTATCGCCTGCTCGAGTCCGCCGCGCCGGCCGTGCGCCGCGCCCGCCGCGCTCGCCCTGTCGACCCGCGCCAGATCGACATGTTCTGACAGCCTTGCTGTCGGTGGACATATAACGCGGCGAGCGCCCGCCACCCTATCCGGGCGGCATGCAAAGCGCTTCTCCAGCCACCAACGCCAGCCTCGACGAAATCATCGTCGTGCAGGGATACTCCGACCGCTACGCAGCTGCCGTGCGGGAACTGCTCGACATCGAGGGCGGCCACGTCAACGATCCGGTCGATCGCGGGGGCGAGACGAAATACGGCGTATCGCTCCGCTTCCTTGCCGCAGAGGGCGCCTTTGACGAGGACGGCGACGGCAAGGCCGATTTCGACCTGGACTTCGACGGCGATATCGACGGCGCCGATATCCGCGCCCTGACAGTCGGCGATGCGATCTACCTCTACCACCGGTGCTTCTGGCTGACGCTAGAGGCCGACAGCTTCCCGGCTCCGGTGGGCGAGATGCTGTTCGATCAGGCCGTCAACGGCGGCGCCCTGGCCGCCCGCAAACTGCTGCAGCGCGCGATCAACAACTGCCTGCTCCTGATGCCGGCGAGCAAGATTTCCGTCGGTCTGCTCAAGGTGGACGGCGTGATCGGGGAGAAGACGCGCAAGGCGATGCGCGAGGTCCTGCTGTTCAACAGTCTGGCCATGCCAGCGCTGGTGACGGCGTACCGCGATGCGGTGCGCGAGCGGTACCGGGCAATCGTTCGCCGCTTCCCCGCGCAGAAGCGGTTTGAGCGGGGCTGGCTTGCCCGCGCTGAAAGGCTGGGCCGCGCATGACCGAACCACTTCAGACCGTCAGCCCCGACCAGCTGGGCGAGCGCGCGCAGCCCAGTGATGACCTCTTCGCCCTGGTCTTTGCGCCGGGTGGCCCAATTCAGAAACTGGCCTTCAACAAGCTGCTGGGCAAATTGATTGCGGCTAACCTGACCAAGGCGACCAAGGCGTTGCTGGATACCGATCTGGCGCATGCGGCGGACGAGGTCGCGCTCGTTTTCAATGATCCAACGTCGTCTCTCAACGGCTGGTACCGCAAGACGGGCATAAGTGGCGCAGGCGCGTGGGAGCAGTTTGATACTCTGTCGCTTGCGGCAAAGGTCGCGGCAGAGACTGCGGCCACTGCATCAGAGGCATCTCGTGTGCGTTCGGGCAATGCATTGCCATTCCCGACCTGGGCTGCGCTGTCGGCGGCGACTGGTATGGTCTCCGGTGACCGTGCGCGCGTGAGGGCAAGCGACACTGGCACGCATACCGATCCTGTCGTGGGAGGCACCGTCAAGAACGCCGGAGACTACACTTATTCAGCTAGTCCGGCGGGGTGGCAGCGTACTGGCGATCTGGACAGTCAAACGGCAAGCGATCTTGTCGGCGCAGTTTCCGGCATCGTAGTGAATATCGAAACCGATGCCTTTGCCATGGCTGTGGTCGACAATGATGGCTTCCTCATCGAGCTACTCGGCAACGATTTCCTGCGCCAATCGCCCAACCAGACCTATCTGCTCGATCTGATCAGCCATGTGACTATCGAGACCGATGCCTTCGCATACGCCAAGGTCGACAAGGATGGCTTCCTGATCGACCTCCACGATGGCGTCGCGTGGAAGAGCATGACGGATGCCTTGGGCGCGACCACGGCAACAGATCCCACAATCTACATTCCCGCCGGCGATTACCTTGCAGCGATGGTCTATGGGCAGTCGGTTTTCCGCGGCTTCGATACGACGGCCATCAGCACCGGGACCTATTCCGGCGGCGGACTGCTGATGTTCAACGCAGGTATGGCCGGTTTCGATTACTCGGTCTCGACCAACCTCGCCTCGCTGGTCGCGGCGCGCGAGTCCGGCGTGGAAAGCGCCGGACGTGGAGTCGGCGAAGCCTTTGCCCAGTTCTTCGCGAGCGAGGCCGGCTACGCGATGACGGATGATGGGGTGAACCTCATCCTTTCGGTCGCTGCGGAAGGCGGCAAAAGCGCCTCCGAACTCTCGGACGGAGGAACCTGGTTCCCTCGGTTAAAGTCCGCGATCGACGCGATCGACACGCTCGCGCGTGCCGGTGCCAAGGTGCCCGACGTGGTGCATCTGGTCTATTGCCAAGGTGAGCAGGACATCGCCAACGGAACTGCGCCGACGCTGTGGTATTCGCAGATCGAGAACGGGATACGAAAGCCGTTCGAAGCATACTGCCAGGCGAGATTTGGCCGGAAGACGGGCGTCAAGATCATCATGACGCAGGTCGCCAGCCACCAGTACTACAACGTTGCGGACCCGGCGATCGCGCGACAGGCGCTGGCGATCTGCAACAGCGATGCGAACTATGTTCTCGCCGGGGCGATGTACCAGTACGACTACGGCGCCAACGGGGTCGGCTCGCACCTGCTTAGTGCGACTGATGTTAAGTTGGCGGGCGCGATGGCAGGGCGGGCGCTGCAACGCACGGCGCGGGGCGTCAGGCACAAGTGGATCAACCCGCTTCGTGCCTGGCAGGATGGCCCGCGCACCGTGGCGATCGAGTATGACGTTCCGGTCGGGCCTCTGGTGATCGATACGGTGAATGTCAGCGATCCCGGCCAGCGAGGTTTCAATCTGTACTCGGGCTCGACCGAAGTACCGATCTCTGCGGTATCGATCGTCGGCCTGCGCCGCCGAACGGTTTTACTCACGACGAGTAGCGACATTCCGGCGGGCGCAATTCGTGTCGACTATGCGCACAAGGGGGGTGCAAGCGGAAGTCCTGCCGGCCGCGTTACCGGCTCGCGCGGATGCCTGCGCGACAGCGATCCCGCTGTCTTTGATCCCTCGGGGATCAACAAGCCGCTCTTCAACTGGGCACCCATCCACCGCATCACTGTAGGGTAAGATCATGGCACTGTTGCAGACTTTGAAGGGCGTTACTGCACCGGCAGGTTCGCCCTATTATGGCGAGAGCTGGCCGAATATCGGCGGCAATTCTCTGTATGGTGCGTTCTTCTTCGGGAACGGCCAGAAGATGGCCGACAGCGCGCACTACGACTACAGCTTCCACAGCCGCAAGCGCACCCAGACCGGCGCACCGACGCTGGGCAGCGGCTTCGCCACGCCGGACGCGACCAACTACTACGAAACGCCATTCACTGACACCGAGCTCCTCGCGGCCGGAACGGCGAACGAGTGGACCTTCTGCGGCGTTGCGCGAGGGAACGGTGCGGCGAATGGCTCGCTGTTCTCTGCGGAGCATCCCAGCGATCTTTCGGGCTTTCGCGCGTGGATTTCCACAAGCGGATCGTTCTCTCCCCACCAGTATGACGCCGACGGTCCGACCGGCAGCGCCAATCCGATAATCGCCGGGGCGGCAAACGCCTGGACGTTCTTTGCGGTCTCCTACAGTGCGGCCCAGGTGAAGTCATACCGCAGGAGCGCCGCCACTGCGATGCTCACCGCCACGGCCACGCCTTCGCCGGCAGTGATCCTGCCCTCGGGCAAATTGTTCATGATGGGGCGGCGGACGCCGAACACCAGCGATGCGGGCGGCATCAGCATCTGCAGCGAGGCCTTTTACAACCGCGTCATGACCGCTGGCGAGATCGACACGATCTACGCCAAGGTCAAGGCGTTCCTGGCTGCGCAGGGCTACGCGTTCGCGATCTAGGAGCGGTATGTGATTTATCCCTTGTCCGCCCCGAAGTTTGCCATTGGATGGTTGCCTGCGCTTACGGTTGCGTCGGTAGCGGATCCGGCGCCGCGACTTGCCGACGCGTTCGTCGTGCCGATCGGCGGGGTATCCATCCCGCTCGCCACATGTGTGCTCGGCGCGCTCGGTGTGATCCTAGCTCGCCCTCTGGCGCGGCGACAGGAAAGTACGCTGCAGCTCCCGCTGTTCCTCGTTGTTTCGGCGATCATGCTCCTGACCGTCGAAATCTGGATCATCGACAGCCGGCCGCCGGCGCTCTTCGCCTTCGTAATTGCGATCGGGCTCGGCTTCTCGGGTTTCTCCCTCATCGAGCTCGTGGGCAGCCAGGTGCGCGAGTTTGCCGCGCGCCTCATCACGGCGCTTTCCAACAAGGACCGTACACCATGAGCGAAAGCTGGCTCGAGCTGGCCATCATCGGCTTCATCATCGCCGGCATTGCCGTCGCCATTTTCAAGGGCGGCGCGGCCAACCCGGAAACGACCGGCTCGCTCGGGCGGCAGGTGCGCGAGGTCAAGAGCAAGGTCGGCATCCTGACCGGCAAAGTCGACGAGATCGAGCGACAGGTGGTGGGCCTCGAGAGCAGCTCGGCCAAATCGTTCGACCTGCAGCGCATGGAGCGCGACGTGGCCGAGCTCAAGCGCGAGGTCGGCAATCTGCGCGAAAGCGTGGCCGCCCAGCATGCCGACATCGAGCACACGCGCCGCCAGGTCGACCGGCTCTACGACTTCATCGTTGAAAGGGGCATGAGCAAGTGAGCATCTCCCAGGACTTCGCGGCCGTGCACGATGGCCATGTCCGCCTCGCTATCCTCCGGCTGCTGGATGAGCAGCCGGGCTACTGCGCCAACGACAGCGTGCTCCATGATGCGGTCAATGCCGTGGGCCTTAGCGCCACGCGATCGCAGATCCGCGGGCATGTCGAATGGCTGCAGGAACAGCGCCTGGTGACGTACCAGGCGGCGGGCAGCGGTCTCCTCGTTGTCACCCTGTCCGAGCGCGGCAGCGACGTGGCGAAGGGCCGGTCGGTGATTGCGGGTGTGCAGCGCCCGAGCCCGAGCCGCTGAGGCGCCTACCATGGGCCTCTCACCCGCCGCTGCCAAGGCGCGCCGCAAGCGGACGCCTTCGACGATCGACCGGCTCGATCCGGAAATCCGCGAGCTGATCAGCAAGCTGCGGATCGATCAGGGCTGGACGATCGACGAGATCCGCGAGCAGCTGGTCAAGCTCGGCCAGGGCCATGTCAGCCGTTCGGCGCTCGGCCGGCATGTCCGCTCGATTGAGGATGTGAGCGCGGATCTGCGCGAGACGCGGATCTATGCCGAAGCGATCGCGAAGGAAGCGGGCGGCGCCGATCAGAGCAGGATGCTCGACCTCAATTCGCAGCTGCTGCAGGCGAACATGTTCAAGCTGATGCTGGCGGCCAAGGACGGCGAAGGCATCCAGCTGGGGCCGAAGGACGCCAAGGACTTCGCCGACGCGCTCCGCTCGATCGCGCTCACCCGCAAGACGGACATGGACCTGATCGAGAAGGCCGAGAAGCGCGCGGCGGAGAAGGCGACGAGAGAGGCGGCTGAGAAGGCAGTCAGCGCGGCGCGGACCAAGGGCCTGTCGCGCGATACCGTCGAGGCGATCCGCTACGCGGTGCTGGGGAGTGACGGGTGATGGCGCGCAAGCCTTCGCAGAAGCTCGTGCGCTTCAAGATGTCGGCGGACGGCGAAATCGTCGGCCTGCTCAAGGATCTAGCCCCGGTGGGCGAGGACGCGGTGCTTTCCAGCCTGATCGGTTGGCGCGACGGGCAGGGCAATCCGCGCCGAGCGCGCGCCACCTATGACAATGGATGGACGGTCGAGCTGTTCTTTACTCAGCCTCGCGGTGGGAAAATCAGGCTTTCGTCCTACCGGGTGAACTGGCGCGGGACGATCAAAGGCAAGGCGGCATGAGCTCGCCCAGCTGCACCGACTGCGTGCACCTGCAGGGCAAGGTCCAGTGCGGCCGCCCTGTGGCGAGCAACTGGAACCCGGCACGCAACCAGCGCCGATCGCGTGTCGCGACGTCGATCGAGATGGAGCGCACCGATCGCAAGGTGCTCGGCAGCAAGCGCGTTCGCTGCGGCACAGCCGGCATCTACTTCGAGCCGAAGGGCCCGCCGATCGGCGGCATGTCTGGCAGGTTCATCATCGACGAGGCGGCGGGCTTCGCGCGCGTTCACGATACCATCGGCGACAGTGACTGGGACGATGGGGCGTGACCAAGCTGCTCTCTCCCGTTCTGGCAGAGGTTTCGCCGGGCTATGTCCAATGGTTTTGCCCCGGTTGCCGGGAAACGCACCATATCCCGGTAGCCAGTGTTCACAACCCGGGCCAGAACTGGCGTTGGGACGGCAACCCTGATGTGCCGACTTTCGAGCCGAGCGTCCTGGTCCGCGGCGGCCACTTCGCACCGAACTGGAAACAGGGCGAGCCCTGCTGGTGCACTCCAAATCCCAGCGAAGAGGACTGGGGCTTTCGCTGCAGGCAATGCCATTGCTATGTCCGCAGCGGCAAGATCGAGTTCCTAGCTGATTGCTCGCACGAACTGGCCGGCCAGATCGTCGATATGGTGCCGCTCGCGGAGAGGGCGCAATGAAACTCTCTCCCGAAGACCAGGCGAAACGCGATGCGCTGATCCGGGCGCGCGAGATCCAGGGCGATCGCGCGGCTTCGGAAAACGCGATCATGCGCCTGCCCAAGGGAGACCTGCTGCTCGGCTACCAGCAGCGCGCGGTGAACATGCTGTTCGCCGGTACCGCGCTGCTGGTGATCGAGAAGTCCCGCCGCATCGGGCTCACGTGGGGGATGGGTGCCTACGCCGCGCTCAAGGCCGCGAGCTCGGTCGACGCCGGCGGCCAGAACGTCTGGTACATGGGCTACGACAAGGACATGACGCTCGAGTTCATCGAGGTCTGCGCCATGTGGGCCAGGGCGTTCGGCCACGTCGCCGGCGATGTCGAGGAAGAGGAAGTCCTCTACACCGACGACAACGGCAAGGAACAGGGCGTCAAGGCGTTCTCGATCCGCTTTGCATCGGGCTTCCGCATCACGGCGCTGCCCAGTGTGCCGCGTGCCCTGCGCGGCAAGCAGGGCATCGTCATCATCGACGAGGCAGCGTTCCACAAGAACGTGAACGAGGTCATCAAGTCGGCGATGGCGCTGCTGATCTGGGGCGGCCAGGTGGTGGTGATTTCCACGCATGACGGCGTGTCGAACCCGTTCAACGTGCTGCTCGACGAGATCAAGGCGGGCAAGCGCAAGGGCGATACCCTGAAGATCACCTTCAGCGACGCCATGCAGTCCGGCCTCTACGAGCGGGTCAGCCTCGTCGCAAAGACGAAGGGCAACGAGCTGCCGCCCGCAGCCGAGTGGGAAGCCGATATCCGCGCCGCCTATGGTGCGGATGCGGAAGAGGAACTCGACTGCATTCCCAAGATGGGCTCGGGCTCGCTCATCAGCCTTGAGGATATCCTTGCGGCCGAACATGCCGACTGCGGGATCCCGGAGCTTTACCAGGGCGGGCTCTGCTACATGGGCCGCGACGTGGCGCGCCGGCGCGATGGCCAGATCCAGATCGTGGGCGAGCTGCTGGGCGACGTGCTGTGGGAGCGCGACGGATACCGCGAGATCGGCCAGACATTCGCGCATCAGGACGCCTGGTTCGACGCACGCTTCCAGGATCGCCGCATGGTGCAGGCGCGGGTCGACCAGACCGGCATGGGCGAAAAGGTGGTCGAGGACCAGATCCGCAAGCACGGCGCCACCCGCGTTGTCGGCGTGCTGCTGACCGGCCCCAACCGGGTGGACCTTGCCCTTGGTCTCGCCCGGCGCTTCCAGCAGCGCAAGATCCGCACGCGCATAGACCCGGTGACGCGCGCCGACCTGATGGCGATCAAGAAGATCGGGTCGGAAGAGTCGGGCGGCATCCGCATCGTCAACGACGGCACCGTCCACGCCGACGAATTCTGGGCCTATGCCCTGATGAGCCAGGCCTGCGACATGGCGGGCGCGCTCTACGAGTATCGCGGCATCCGCGTGGGCGGCCGTTTCGAGGGCGGGCCGAAGCGCGGGCAGCCCGGCTGGGTTCACCCTGACGATATCGGCCGCGAGACGCGCGGCACCCGCTTTGGCTTTCCGGGAGCTTGGTAATGGAGTTGGAAACAGAGGTCGCGAACGCGATCGGCGCGGTGCAGCAGCTGCTCGAAAAGATCAAGGACACGCCGGGTACGAGTGCGCGTTCGCTTGCAGTCGCGCGGACCCAGTTTGAAACCGCGTTCCTCTGGGTCGCCAACGCGGCAGGCGGCGAGGGCATCTTCGATGGCAAGTAATCCGCCACCGCTGGTCGATCCCTACGGCCGCCCGCTGATCCGCGAGGCGCTTACCCGCGAGATCGCCAAACCCTCGCGCGCCTCGGTTCGCACGATCCAGTCCGGGCATCCGGCACAAGGGCTCGATCCCGGCAAGCTGGGGACGATCCTGCGCGCGGCCGAGGACGGCAACGCGATCGCGTACTTCGAGCTGGCGGAGGAAATGGAGGAGAAGGACCTCCATTATCTGTCGGTGCTGGGCACCCGCAAGCGCGCCGTTTCGCAGCTGCCGATCGAGGTGGAGCCGGCCGACGACAGTGCCCAGGCGAAGGAAGACGCCAAGCTGGTCGAGGACTGGCTCGACCGAGATCTCCTCGAAAGCGAGCTGTTCGACATCCTCGACGCCATCGGCAAGGGCGTGAGCACGGTCGAGCTGATCTGGGAAACCACTTCATCGCAGTGGACACCCAAGCTGCTCAAGTGGCGCGATCCACGCTGGTTTGAGTTCGACCGGACGGACGGCGAGACCCTGCTGCTGCGCGGCGGCGAGGAAGGCATCGGCGAGTCCACACCGCTGCCCGCAGCCAAGTTCATCACGCACTTCCACCCGGCCAAGAGCGGGCTGCCGATCCGCAGCGGCCTCGCCCGCATCGCGGCGTGGGGCTACATGTTCAAGAACTTCGCGATCAAGGACTGGGTGACCTTCCTCGAGGCGTATGGCCATCCGATCCGCATCGGGAAGTATGGCCCGAACGAGAGCGAGGAGAACAAGTCGATCCTCGAGCGGGCGCTCTACCAGCTCGGCTCGGATGCGGCGGCTGCCTTCCCGGAGACCATGTCGGTCGAGTTCGTCGATCGCAAGGCGGGCACCGCGCCCAACGATCTGTGGCGCAGCCATGCCGAGTATTTCGACCTGCAGATCAGCAAGGCTGTGCTCGGGCAGACAAACACCACCGATGCACAGGCGGGCGGGCTCGGCTCCGGCCAGGCCAACGTCCACAACGACGTGCGCGGCGATATCGAGCGGGCCGACGCCAAGCTGCTGGCAGCCACGCTGAACCGGGACCTCGTGGTGCCGCTGGTGATGCTCAACCGCGGCATGCGCGGCAAGTATCCGCGCCTCAAGATCGGCCGGCCCGATCCGGTCGACGTGGACAGCATGGTCAAGTCTGCTTCTGCGCTGGCAGAGATGGGCGTGGAGATCGACGCGGAGGAAGTGCGCGAGCGCGCCGGCCTGCCGGGGGCGAAAGCCGGCGGCAAGATCCTGATGCCTGGAACTGGGATGAAGCCCGATCCGGCACCCGCAGGAGATGCCCCGCAAACGCCCGCTGGAGCGCCTGGAGGCCCTGTCCCCGGCAAAACGGGCGCGGCTATGCTCTCAAGGCCTCTTAAACCCGCTGGCGGGGCAAGCGAGCCCGCTCTCAACAGTGCAAAATCGGGTGGGGCTGATGGCGGTGCCGGCAATGGCGAGCGCGAGCCCGACGCGATCGCACTGACCACGGAGGAAGCGCTGGGCGACTGGGAGGCCCTGATCAACCCGCTGCTCGATCCCGTGGAGACGCTGATCGGTGATTGCGGCGATCTTGGCGAGCTGCAGTCGCGCCTAGTCGACGTGCTTGGCGAGATGGATGTCGACGCCTTCGCCGCCATGCTCGCCAAGGGGCAGTTCGCCGCGCGGATTGCCGGGTTGGCCAGTCCGCAGCCGTCGGGGGAATAGGCTGGTGGGTGCGTCAAACCTTCGCCAGGCTGACTTCGATCTAGCCTTTGCGTTCGGTCGTTCGGAAGCGGCTGCTTATCGCAACGCCGCCGGCACGCTTACGGCCGCTGCAGCCGATACGCCGCGCTTCGATTATGACACGTTGCTGTCGCCGCGCGGCCTGCTGGTGAGCGCCGGCGTGGAGCTTGGCGGTGGCGATCGCGTGGAGATCGAGCCGGAAATCCTCCCGGCCGCGCTGTTCGACTTTACGACGCCGACCGCCAGCGATGCGACCGTGTTCCACTGGTTCGCGCCGACAGTTGCAAATGATGCAGACTGGCTGCCTGTTCGCCGTGCCTGGTACACCCGCAATGCAAAGGCTTGCGTCGATGCACTGGCGGCGCAGGCCGGCCATCATCTCGCGCTGGGCGTGGTCAGCGGCTTTCGGGCGAATGTGCTCGGATCAGTCCAATATCGCGGCTATGCCTGGACAATCGCCGGCGTGTTGCTCGCCGGCGAGGCCGCGATCGCTGATGCAGCTGGCAGGCCGCTGCTCACAAGCGGCGCAAGCAAGCGGGGATAGCGATGTCCGGCGCTGCCGAGCCCCTTCCGCGCCTCGATCCTGCCGAGGCGATCGCGTTCTTCCGCGCCAAGGGCTGGGAGATCGCCTTCGACTGGCGCGACGTGTGGGCGGAGGAGAATATCCGCGCATTCACGGTCGCCAAGGCGATGAGCCGGGATCTGCTCGAGGATATTCGCGGCGCCGTCGATACGGCGCTGGCGGAAGGGCAGACGCTGCAGCAGTTCGCCAAGGACCTGGCGCCCAAGCTCTTCGCCAAAGGGTGGTGGGGCAAGAAGCTGATGACCGATCCCGCGACGGGAGAGCAGAAGGTTGTCCAGCTCGGCAGTCCGGCGCGGCTGCGCACGATCTACGAAACCAACCTTCGCACGAGCTACATGGCCGGGCGCTGGCAGCGGATCGAGAAGGGCAAGGCGCTGTTCCCGTTCATCCGCTATGTCTCGGTGCTCGACGGGCGTGAGCGGCCTCAGCACCACGCCTGGCATGGCACGATCCTGCCCGTCGACGATCCCTGGTGGGACACGCACTTCCCGCCATGCGGCTGGGGCTGCCGGTGCGACGGGCAGCCGATCAACCGGCGGATCATGGAGCGGCGCAACTGGAAGAGCGAGGCACCGCCCAAATTTGTCGAGCGCAGCTACGTCAACAAGCGCACCGGCGAAGTGATCCGCGTCGAGGCCGGGATCGATCCCGGGTGGGGCTACAACGTAGGCAAGGCGCCGCTTGACGGGCTTGCGCCAGCGCCGCGCCTGGGCGGCGACATGGGCGAGCTTAATGCCGCGGCGTTCTCCGATCGCGAGTTTGCCCGGGTTAAGCCGTTCTTCGATGCGTTCGGCCTTGGCGACAAGGCGGCCGCGACGAAGGGCAAGATCTGGCAGGACGCGGCGGGCTGGCCGGCGGCGATCTCGCTGGGGCTGCTGCGCGGCCCGACCGGGCGCATGATTAAGCTCAAGGCGGGCGAGCTGCGAGCGCTCGAGGCGGCGGCCGGCGTGCTGCTTCAGCCGGACAGCATAGCGTGGGTTTGGGTCAAAGGTGAGGATGGGCGCCTGCTGCTGGTCCGGCGCTATGCCGCGGCCGGCGGCGCAGTCGATATCGGTGGCAGCTTCTGGCGCTGGCGGGCCGGCAGTACGCGCGGGCTTGCCTCGGGCAAGGCCGTGTGGACTGCGGACCAGGGCGAAATCAACGCAAAGCGCAGTCGCTACGTTCGCGATCGCAAGGGACGATTTGCGTCAACCGGTGGCGCGGGCCAGTGGTCCCGGCCTGATCGGGCGCAGGCGCTGGCTGCAATGAAGGATGCGAAGCGCGCTGGCGACGTCAAGCCGTTCAAGCGCACCCGGGTCGGCGCAGTCTCTTCAGCAGCGGCGGGCAAGGGCAAGGCCGGCGGCATCGATATTGCCGGCCGCAGCATCGTGCTCGATCACACCTTTGCCGCTCATATCATCGGGGCTCACGGCCCGGATGTCGCGGCGATTTCCGGTGAGCTGCCAATCACCGGGCGGCTGTTGATGGACAGCCACCGGCTTATGAGCCGTGCCGATACCATCGAGCGGAGCGGGATCGGGCATCGCATGATGCCGCGGCTCAAGGCAGTGGTGCCGCATCAGGGCGTGAAGCTGGCGATCATTGCCGACGTGTCGGCCGACAAGGTGATTATCGTGTCGGTCCATGAGGATCGGCCCGGCGGCAAGAAGCTGAACCGCGATGCGCAGGCCAAGCTGCGCAAAATGCTTGCCAGGGAGGCCAGGGCACGCCGGAAGGGAAAGGGCTGAGAGACCGCGTGCCTACATGCTCGATCCGAAGATGGAGCCCAAGGCCCCACGTCCGAAACGTCAGGCGGCTGGGCTTGCCTTACACCTTCGCGAAGGTCCGTTCAATCGGCTTGGCTAAACCGGCTTTCTGTGCGTAAGCACGGGGAGCGCGCCGCCTTGCTGACGTCTATGTCGGTCGGCATGTAACGGGGCCACGCGGCGCCTCGGTACAGCCGGGTTCATGACCCGGCCCGCGCATCCTTCCCTGGCAAATGAAGAGGCGGCTCTTGCTTCGATGCAGGAGCTGATCGGCGCCGACGGGAAGGTGAAGCGCGAGTTCCTCGTCCTTCCCTACGGCAATCCGTTCTACGGCCGCGATGGCCGCGGGCCGTGGATCATGCGCGACGAGGCGCATGCCGAGAAGGTGCTCAACTTCACCCGCCAGATGCTGGGCGGTGTCGACATGATGATCGACTACGATCACGCGTCGGAACTGGCGGCGCCCGAGGGCAAGGGCCGCGCCCTGGCGGCCGGCTGGGTCAGCAAGCTCGATATCCGTGAGGACGGCATTTGGGCGAGCGTCGACTGGACGCCGCAGGCCGAAGCCGAGCTCGCCGCGCGGCAGTACCGCTACATCAGCCCCTATTTCCGCGTCGACAAGGTGACCCGCGAAGTGACGCGCCTGGTCAACGCCGGCCTCACCAACACCCCGAACCTCGATCTTCCAGCGCTTGCCCACATGCGGGCCAGCGCACCTGCAGGAGAAGACCCTACCATGACCATGATTGCCCTGGCGCCGCTTGTCGCGGCGCTGGCCCTGGCAAGCTCGGCCGGCGAGACGGAAGTCCTCGCCGCGATCGGGAAGCTCAAGGCCGACCGTGATGGCAGCGAAGCTGCCCTCAATGCTGCCCGCACCGAACTCGGCCTTGGTGCCGACGCCGGCAGCGAAGCGGTCCTCGCCGCCGTGCAGGCAGTGAAAGCGGCAAAGCCGGATCCGGCGCAGTTCGTGCCCAAGGCCGGATATGACCAGCTGCAGGCGCGGCTTGCCCGTCTCGAGGAGGACCGTGTCCTCGCCTCGGTCGAGGCTGCCGTGGCCAATGGCAAGCTGCCCCCGGCGATGAAGGAGTGGGCGATCGATCTCGGCAAGAAGGACGAGGCTGCGCTCAATTCTTACCTCGCCGCCGCCGTGCCGTTCCCGGCCGGCGCTGCGATCACCGGCGAGCCGAAGCCTGAGAAGGGCAAGCTCACCGAGGACGAAAAGGCGATCTGCGCGATGATGGGGCTCACCGAGGCCGACTTCATCAAGCATCGCGACGAAGGGAACCTCTGACATGGCGGCACTTACCGATGCCCGCGTCACGCCGCGGCGCGATGCGGAAACCTTCCTTCGCGGCGTCGCTGCCACGAAGAAGATCTTCGAGGGCTCGCTGGTCTGCCTCAGTGCAACCGGCTTTGCCACGCCCGGCGCCGTCGCCACCACCCTCAAGGCTGATGGCATCGCGCTGACCACCGTCGACAACACCAGCGGCGCCGACGGCGCTGTAAGTGTCGAGGTCCGCAAGGGCACGTTTCGCTTCGCGAACAGCGCGGCGGGCGACCTCATCACCAGGGCCGAGATCGGGACCACTTGCTACGTGGTCGACGATCAGACCGTGGCGAAGACCAACGGCACCAACACCCGCAGCGCCGCCGGCATCGTTGTCGACGTCGATGCCCAGGGTGTCTGGGTCAAGATCGCCTAAGGAGGGCAGGAAGCATGAAGATCACCGGAGCAGCGCTCCAGACGCTCGGCGTCGCGTTCAACACCGCGTACTCCAACGGCGTCGACCTGGTGGCGGACACGTCCATCAGCGATATCGCGATGGAAGTGCCCAGCACCACGGGCAAGGAAGAATACGGCTGGCTGGGCGAACTGCCCGACATGCGCGAGTGGGTCGGTGACCGCGTCGTCAACCAGCTCCAGGGCTCGACCTACTCGATCGTCAACAAGGACTGGGAGCAGACCGTTGCGGTCAAGCGCAACGACATCGAGGACGACAACGTCGGCCAGTACACCACGCGCTTCCGCGCGATGGGCCGAGCCACCGCATCGCACCCGCCGAAGCTTGCCTGGGGCCTGCTCAAGAACGGTTTCAGCACCGTCTGCTACGATGGCCAGTTCTTCTTCGACACGGACCATCCGGTGCTCGATGCGACCGGCACGCCGCAGTCCGTGGCCAACTTCGTCGACGGTGCTTTCGCGCCCTGGTACCTGGTCGATACGGCGCACGAGATCTCGCCGATCATCTTCCAGAACCGCCAGCGCCCGAACTTCGTGGCGAAGGACAAACCCGACGACGAGAACGTCTTCCGCCGCAAGGAATTCCTTTACGGCGTTGACGCCCGCTACAACGTCGGCTTCGGCCTGTGGCAGCTCTGCTACGCCTCCAAGGCGGACCTGACACCGGACAACTTCGGGACGCTGTTCTCGATGATGGAAGGCCAGAAGGGCGACTATGACCGGCCGCTCGGCACGACGCCGAAGATGCTGATCGTGCCGCCGGTGCACCGCAAGAAGGCGATGCAGATCGTCAATGCCTCGCGCGACGCCGCCGGCGCCGAAAACGTGTGGCAGGGCTCGGTCGCGCTCAAGGTTGTGCCGTGGCTGGCCTGATGCCGATCGGCGGCGCGCTGCGCGTGAAGGCTTTGCAGCCTTCGCGTCGGCGCGCGGGCTTCGCCTTCTCCTCGAACCCGCGCGAGATCGCTTTCGAGGAGCTGGGCGAAGGCCTCGCCGGGTTCATTCGCCTGGTCATGATCTGCGAGGATGCGTTCCTGCAGACCGTGCTGGTGAACGGCAGCGAAGAGCTGCCGGTGGACGCCGACGTGCTCGCCGAAATGAAAGGCGTGCTCGAAGCCGAGAAGCTGCGCGTCGACCCGGCCAATCCGCCGGAAGCGATCCTCCAAATTCAGACCCCTGACGGGTCGCAATCCGAACCGACTGGCGCGGCCGCGCCTGCCGAGGACGAAAGCGAGAAGGCTTTGGGCTCAGCACGCACCGAAGCTGTCGATCCCGGAAGGGCAGACGATGCGGCCGCGGCATCGTCTGAGAATGATCGCGAACAGGCGGACGAGGCAGCAGCTGATCAGAAGGCTGCATCGGACGAAGATCATCAACCGGGGGCGACTGTTCCGGCCCCGGTCGCGGAGCCCGATACCCCCGCGAGCGAAAGCCAACCGGCCGGGGAGGAAATCGCCTCCCCGGCCGCCGAGCCCAAGCAGCGGACCAACACCAGGCGCGAAAAGGCCAAAGCCTGACCGCGCTGCCGGGCGGCGCCGCCAGGCGCGCCGCCCGGCCCCCATTCTCTACCAGCGAGGAAGCTGAGCCGTGTCCACCTTTGCCACCGTCGCAGACATGCGCGCGCGCTTCGAGGAGCCGGACCTTGTCCAGCTCACCGATGTCGCCGGCGTCGGCGCGGTGGACGAAGAGAAGGTCGAGGCGAAGCTCGCTTCGGCCGACGCGCTGATCGTCGGCTACATCGCCGCGCGCTACCGCGACGTAAGGAACTTCGCCGGCAACTCGATCCTGAAGGACGTCGCCTGTGACTATGCCTTCTCGCTGCTGTGGAAGACGGACCTCCCCAAGTGGGTCGAGGACCGCCGCAAGCTTGCGCTCGACACGCTGAGCCGGATCGCGGCCGGCAGCATCAAGCTCGACCAGGGCACCGAAGAGGCGCAGCCGCGCCCGGGCCAGATCCTGACCAGCGGGCCGGAGCGGCGCTTCACCCGCGACAGCCTGAGCGGCTACTGATGTCGGTCTCGTTCCGCGTCACGTCCGAAGGTGCTCTCGCGATCGAGCGCAAGCTCGCGGGCCTGGTCAAGGCCTTTGGCAACCTCGAGCCGCTCATGGAAGGCTTCGGCCTCTACCTTGAAAGCGCGACGATCGACCGCTTCGAGAATGAGCGCGGCCCCGATGGCCAGCGCTGGAAGCCTTCGCTGCGCGCACGGCAGCAGGGCGGCAAAACTTTGACCGATCGTGCGCAACTGCGCTCCTCGATCACGTCGCAGGCTGGCCCCGAAAGCGTCGAGGTCGGTACCAACAAGATCTACGGCGGCATCCACCAGTTCGGCGGCACCATCCGCGCGAAGAACGGCGAGTATCTGACTTTCCGCCTGCCGGGCGGTCTCGGTGTCCGCCGGGTGAAGTCGGTCACCATGCCGGCGCGGCCGTTCCTTGGCCTCTCCAGCGAGGACGAAAACGAGTTGCTCGCGCTGACTGCGGATTACACGCGGCAGCAGCTGGGAGACGGCGCATGATCGGCGCGATCGAGAACGCCATCATCGGCGCGTTGCGTGCCCGGTCAGAGGCCGGCGAGCTGGGCTACAAATACCGCCTGCTCGACACCTATCCGGACGACTTCGACCAGTACTTCGTGGACAAGAAGGGCCAGATCCGCGCGCCCGCCGCGTGGTGCACGTTTCTCGCGCTCGATGATTGCCAGGATTTCGGCGACGGCCAGGGCGTCCAGGGCATCGGCCGGTTCGCGCTTGTCCTGGCGGCGCAGAACCTGCGCAACGAGACCGCCACGCGTCACGGCGGCCCTGACGGGCAGAGCGAGCCGGGCAGCTATCAGCTGGTCGAGGATGCCCTCCGCATCCTGTCCGACAACTGGCTTGAGGACGAACCGAACGTCCGGCTGATCCGCTCGATCGCGGTAGCCGGTGTCCGCCTCGTCCAGCGCACTGAAATGATGGCGAAGAACAACCTCTCGCTGATGGCGGTCGAGCTGCGCTGCACTTTCCCGATGGGCCGCTTCAGCAGTGAAGCTGAAGGTTTCGAGCAGCTGCATATCGACTGGGATGTGCCGCCGATCGGCAACGTAATCCCGCCGCTGCCTGCCGCCCGCGCCGATGCGCGCGACGATATCGCGGTGCCGCAATGAGCGTGCGCCCTGAAGCCACCCCCATTGTCGCCCGGCTTTCAGCCGCTGGCGATGTCGTTTCCGGAAAAAGGAAAACCGCATGATCAGCTTCAACACTATCCCGGCCAGCACGCGCGTTCCCGGGCAGATGATCGAGTTCGACGCGAGCCGGGCTGTTTCGGGCATCGCGCCGATCGACAACCGCGTTCTGCTGATCGGGCAGCGCCTTGCCTCGGGTACTACTCCGGCGCTGACTGTCCGCGCGATCGCGGATGCCAGCGAGGGGATTACCCGCTTCGGCCGCGGCTCGATGCTTGCCCGCATGATCTCCGCCTATCGCAAGGTCGATCGCTACTCGAAGATCTATGCGATCGCGCTCGATGATATCGGCGGCGGCGCGGCCGCGACGGGTACGATCACGGTGACCGGCACCGCTGCGAACGCCGGCACGATCCCGCTCCTTGTCGCGGGCGTCCAGATCGATGTGCCTGTCGCGGCGGCGGCGACTGCGGCCAACGTTGCGACGGCGATCGTGGCGGCAATCACCGCCAATCCCGATCTTCCGGTAACTGCGGCGGCGGCCGCGGGTGTGGTCACCCTGACCTGCCGGCACAAGGGCACCGTCGGCAACGCGATCGACGTGCTTCAGAACTACCTTAGCCGCGCCCAGGTCCCGACCGGCATTGCGCTCGCATTTGCGGCCATGTCCGGCGGCGCAACGGATCCCGATATCGACGGCGTGTGGCCGGTGATCGGCGACGAACCCTATCGCACGATCGTCTCCGCGCTTAGCGACGCTACCACCTTCGGCAAGATCAAGGCGGAGCTGGACAGCCGGTGGGGCGCCCAGCGGATGCTGGAGAGCGTGGCCTATCTGGCGAAGAGCGGCAACACTGGGGCGCTCACCGCTTTCGGTGCCGCGCGCAACAGCGAGCTGGTGACCATCCTTGGCATCGGTGACAGCCCGACTTGGGAGCCCGAGGCGGCGGCGATCTATGCGGCTGTCTGCGGCTTCTACACCGCGATCGATCCGGCCCGACCGCTGCAGACGCTGCCGCTCACCGGATTGATCGCACCGGTCGAGGCCACGCGGTTTACCCGTGCCCAGCGCGAACTGCTGCTTGCCGACGGCATTGCCACCTACACCGTCGACAGCGGCGGGACTTGCCGCATCGAGCGCTCGATCACGACGTATCAGACCGACGCGCTCGGCATCGAAAGCGTTGCTTATCTCGACCTCGAGACGGTGACCACGCTGGCTTATTTGCGCGCGACGCTGCGCGCCCGGATCGTGAGCAAGTTCCCACGCCACAAGCTTGCGTCGGACGGCACAAAGTACGGCGTCGGGCAGGCGATCGTGACGCCCTCCGTCATTCGCATGGAGATCATCGCGCTTGCCCGCGAATGGGAAGCGGCCGGCCTTGTCGAGAACCTCGACCAGTTCATCGCCGACATCATCGTGGAGCGCGACGAGAGCGACGTGAACCGCATCAATGCACTCGTGCCGCCCGACATCGTCAACCAGTTCCGCCAGTTCGCGGCCGCGATCCAGTTCCGGCTCTGACGCCGCGCAAGCGGCCTCTGAGAGGCTTCTCATCCCACTTTCAGAAAGGCACCCACGATGTCCAATCCCAACCAGGTGGTCGGCCAGGTCAATCTCAAGATCGACGGCGCTACCTATCCCACCGATGGCACCTCGAGCATGGAAATCGGCGGCACGATGCGCGAGCCGGTCGAGGGCGACAATGATGCCAGCGCGTTCAAGGAGTCGACCAAGCCTGCCAAGTGCGAGGTCAACATCCTCTACAAGAAGGGCGTGAGCCTTTCCGCACTGCGCGCGATCGACAACGCCACCGTGATCCTGGTGACCGATACGGGAACGACATGGCTGATGCGCAACGCCTACGTCTCCGACGTGATCACGTGGAGCCAGGATGGCAAGGCCAAGGTCGTCTTCCAAGGCCCGCCGGCGGAGGAAGTGCTGTGAAGGCGCCGCTCACCTATACGCTGCAGCATCCGATCATCCTCAACACGCGCAGCACCGATGGCACCGAGCGCGAGGAGGAACTGCGCCCGGCCGGTGCAACGATCGTGCTGCGCAGGCCCAAGGGCAAGGACATGCGCGTCGTCGACCAGTTCGAGGGCCAGAACGTGGCTATCACGCTCGCCCTGATCGGCAAGCTGACCAATCTCGACGCGCAGGAAGTCGAGAACCTGGACGCGGAGGACTTGGCCGGCCTGGGGGAGCTTGTTGGCGGCTTCGTGCCGAGTTCCCGCAAAACTGGCGGGACCTCCTAGCCGATCTCGCGATCGTATTCGGCTGGCCGCCATCGGAGTTGATGGCGCTCACGGCCGACGAACTGGAAATGTGGCTCGGCCAGGCCGAGCGGATCCACGCGCTGCGCGGAGGGTGACCTATGTCTCTCAAGTTCTCGATGATGCTGGAGGCGATCGACCGGGTGACAGCCCCGGCCAAGCGCATCCAGAATTCGATGAAAGGCATCGGTCGGCATGCGAAGGAAATGGCGCGTGACGTTGGCCGGGTAGGCCGCGAGGCGGCGGAGATCACCCGGCTTGACCGGGCGTCGCGCGTGCTGGTCGGCGCGATCGGCGCGGCGGGGCGAGCGGCGAAGTACTGGGCGGGAAAAGCGGGCCTCGGCAGCTGGGGCGATGCGGCCGAGCTGGCGGGCTTCGGCATCGGGCGACTTGCGCGAGGCATTGGCGCGTTCGCAGTGGATGCTGCGCGGTGGGCCGGTGCGGCCGGCATCGGCGCCGTTACGTTCTCACTCTACGATCTGTTCAGCACAGCGGGGCAATTCGAGGCCTTCCAAACCCAGCTCAACCGGGAGTTCGGTTCGATCGCCAAGGGCAAAGCTGCGATGAACTGGATCCAGAAGTTCGCCGCCGACACGCCCTATGAGCTCGAACAGGTGACAGCGGCGTTCCTGCAACTCCGCAGCTACGGCATCGATGCAATGGACGGCTCGTTGCGCAGCGCGGGGGATGCGGCGGCGGCAATGAACAAGGACGTCGGCAGCGCGGTCGAAGCACTGGCAGATGTCATGCAGGGTGAGTTCGAGAGGCTCAAGGAGTTCGGGATCTCCGCCAGCCAGCAGGGCAAGAAGGTTCGCTTCAGCTGGACGAAGGATGGCAAGGCGATGTCGCTCGATGTCGCCAAGAACTCGCTCGCCATGAAGAAGGCGATCACCGGCATTTGGGATAGCAAATTCGGCGGCGCAATGGAGGCCCAGAGCAAGACGCTGTTTGGCATCATCTCCAACCTCAAGGACGCATGGTCCCGCTTCCTGGTGATGATCGCGGACGCCGGCATTTTTGACCTGGTAAAAGGAAAGCTTCAGCAGCTGCTCGAGTGGGTAGGCAAGATCTCCGCCAATGGGCAGTTGAAGGCTTGGGCAGAATTCATTTCGAAGAAGCTGGAAGAGGCCGTCAACTGGCTCACGAGCTTCAAGCAGTCGGACTGGGATGCGATCAAATCTGATCTTCGGGAGGTCGGTGAAGCGGCCAAGCGCATAGCTGACTTCGTACTGCTTATCGCACAAAACTGGGATCGGGTTCGCGCCGCCTCAGAGATCGCGACCGCGCTCACTCCATCCATTGGATTGACCAACAGGGTAATCGACATCGTCACCGGCAAGCCGCCCGCGCCGCCTCCCGGCCGTCCGCCATCGCCACCGGGGGGAGCCACGCCGCGCCTCACAAGGCCGTCTCCTTTGCGTCAAGGCGCGAGCGGCTATTCCGCCAGGGACTTTCAGGGCTCGGCGCCGGTCAAGGTTGGCGGCGCGGTCAAGGTCGAGCTGGTTGCTCCCGATGGCTGGGGTGTCCGCACCCGCGAGATGAAGTCCGACAATCCCAAGGTGCCGCTGCTGCTGCAGTATGGCCGCTCGATGGGGACGCCGCAATGAGCTGGCGCGAGGACTATCAGCCGGGCTCGTTCCGCGGCGTGCCGTTCCGCACGCAGTCGCACGAACGCAGTGGTGGGCGGCGCAATGCGGTGTTCGAGATGCCTGGGCGCGATGAGCCGCTGATCGAAGACCTTGGCCGTCGCGCGCGCCAGTTCGTGCTGGAATTCCACGTGATCGGCGCGGACTATCGCAGCGCGCGTGATGCGCTGATCGATGCGCTCGAGGCGCAAGGTCCGGGCCTCCTCGTCCATCCCTGGCATGGCCAGATGATGGTTGCGGTCATGGACTATCGTACCTCGGAGAGCACCGAGGATGGCGGGATGTGCTGGTTCAACGTCACCTTTGCGGAGGCGGGGATCGAAGTCGCCGCGCCCGTTGCAGTTGAAGGCGGAAAGCAGGGTGCCGCAGCAGCAGACGAGGTTGTCGCCGCGGTGCCCGAACGGCTCGCCGGTTCGTTCTCGATCGAGGATGCAGCGGCGTTTGTCGAGGACGCGTCGGCCACCCTCATCACCGGCATGGCGCAGACAACGCAGATCGCAGCCAGTCTGCAGGGCGGCGTCGGCCCTGCGCTGCGGGCATTCGAAGCCGGACTCTCGCTGTTGCCCGCGAACATGCAAGGCTTGCTGCGCGCGCCCCTGTCGCTCGGCCTTGCGATTGTTGGCCTGGTCTCGACGGTCTCGGCGCTGAGCACATCGCCGCGGCGCAAGATCGCGGCACTGACGATCATGCTCGACTGGATCCCGCAAGAGCCGGGGTCATTCGCTGCCACCCGCAACCGAGTTCGCGAAGCGGCCAACCGTGACGCCTTGCTGAACGCCTTCCGCATGACGACGGCCGCCGAGCTGGCCCGCGCCGTGAGTGCCAGCAGCTTCGCCAGCTACGAGGAAGCCGTGGGCATTCGGGACGCTGTGACAACGCGCTTCGATGTGCTCGCGATCGCGGCGGCCGATGCCGGCGATGACGACACCGCAGAGGCCTTTGACCTGCTTCGCCGAGCGGTAACCCGGGACATCGCCGTGCGCGGATCGAACCTCGCTCGCACCTATGGCGTGGTGCTTCCGCAGAGCGAACCGGCGCTGCGCCTCGCCAACCGTGTCTATGGCCGCAAGGATGTGGCCGATCGCGCGGCGGAGCTGGCGGCGCGCAATGCTGTGCTGCACCCGGGCTTCCTGCCCGTCGGCGTGGAGTTGCAGCTGCTGACCGCGGGCGACACCGCCGCCATCGAGACAGGTGCGGCATGACAGCGGCATTTGATCGTCTCGCGCGGCATGACGTGACGCTCTGGCTCGATGGGCGCGGGTGGGCGGGCTGGACGTCGATCTCCATCGAGCGCGGCATCGACACCGTCGCAGGCGGCTTTGACATCAGCTTCACGAGCAGGGTCCGCACTGGCGATCTGGCGTGGGCGGTTTCGGCCGGCATGCCGTGCCAGGTGACGTTGGGCGCGGAAACGGTGGTGACGGGTTATGTCGACGCAGTGAGCCGCTCGATCGACAGCCAGAATGTCTCGATCAATCTGCGCGGCCGCGACAAGGCAGCCGATCTGGTCGACTGCTCGGCCATCAACTCGCCCGGGATGTGGCGCGGCCAGAAGCTTGAGGCGATCGCGCGTGAAATCGCAGCGCCATTCGGTGTCGAGATTGAAGTCCAGACCGATACGGGCAAGCCCTTCACCCGCTTCGCCTTGCAGCAGGGCGAGACTGCATGGACCGCAATCGAGCGCATGGCGCGCTACCGCGGCGTGATCGCCTGGTCGACGGGCGATGGCACGATCCGCATCGGCAATCCGGACAGCGGCGAAGTCGCCGGGCAGATCATCTCCGGCGTCAACGTGCTCGCCGCAGAGAGCGACCAGGACCACAGCGCGCGGTTTTCCGACTACGTGGTGAAGGGGCAGGCATCGGGCGATGACAACCGTCATGGGCGAGCTACGGCGCAGGTGAAGGCGGAAACCCGCGACGCTGGCGTCACGCGTTACCGGCCCTTGCTGGTTGTTGCCGAAGAGCAGTCCGATACGGCCAGCCTGCGCAAGCGCGCGGCGTGGGAGGCACAGACCCGCGCCGCCAGAAGCCTGCAGCGCCGGGTCACCGTACCGGGCTGGTATGCCGGCAACTATGCTTCCGGTCCGGTCTGGCGGCCAGGCGCGCGCGCCTATGTGCGCATTCCGTGGTGCGCCGTTGACGAGACCTTGCTGATCGAGCGGGTGCGCCTGGCGCGTGATGGTGAGGGTGGAACGATCAGCGAGCTCACGCTGGTACCGCCAGAGGCATGGGCACAGCTGGCCGAGCCGGAGCCGAAGCGATGAACGCGCGCGAAGATATGCTCCGTCTGATCGCGCCAATCGCGGGTCGCGTACGGCTGATGCTGTCGCGCGCGATCGTCAATCTCGTTTCCGACGAGCCGCAGGCGCAGGAGCTGCAGATCGACCTTCTGGCCGATGAGACGCACGATGCGGTCGAGCGCCTGCAGGACTACGGCTTCACCAGCGTGCCACATGCGGGGGCAGAAGCCCTTGTTGGCTTCGTTGGGGGCCTGCGCAGCCATGGCGTTGTGATCGCTGTTGGTGACAGGCGCTATCGCCTGCGCGGCCTCGAGGCCGGCGAAGTCGCCATGCACGATGATCTCGGCAACGTGGTGAAGCTTGGGCGCAACGAGCTCACTATCGAGGGGGTGGCCAAAGTGCGGGTGATCGCGCCGATCGCAGTGATCGAGGCCGATGACGTCCGGCTCGGCGGCGACGGCGGCGCAGCCGTTGCTCGTGTCGGCGACGACGTGAACCTCACGACGGGCAAGATCATCAGCGGCAGCGCGAAGGTGACAGCGGCATGATCGACCTTGCTCTTGAATGGAACAACGACACGTCGATCGCCGACCTCGTGCTGAGCAGCGGAGCGCTGCAGACGCATTCGGGGCTTCGCTCGGCTATCCTTATCTCGCTCTTTTCGGACGCGCGCGCGGACGACACGGCGATCCTGCCCGAAGAGGGCGGCGATCGCGGCGGCTGGTGGGGTGATGACTTCGGCGGAGAGGTCAGCTCGGCCGCTGCGGATCGTGACGATAGGAACGCCATCGGCTCGCGCCTTTGGCTGCTGCGCCGATCAAAAGTCACGCAGCAGGTCCTTCGCGACGCGCGCCAGCATGTCCTGGACGCGCTGGGCTGGCTGATCCGGGACGGCATCGCCAGCGCAGTTTCCGTCGAGGTCGAGGTGCAGGGTGACCGCCTCGCGATCGCTGTCACGCTCGATCGGCCGACCGGCCCTGCGCGCGAGCGCTACGACTTCACCTGGGAGGCATCCGTATCATGACGCTGGTCCGTCCGACCCTTTCGGCGCTCATCGAGCGCGCTCGCTCCGACATAGAGTCGCGGCTCCCCGGCGCCGACAGCCGGCTGCGCCATTCGGTGCTGGACGTGCTTGCCCGGGTGCACGCCGGCGCGGCTGCCGGGCTCTACGGCTATCTGGCCAATGTTGCCGAGCAGCTGATGCCCGATACTGCGTCAAGCGACTTTCTTGTCCGTCACTGCGCTGTGTGGGGCCTCCGTCGCAAGGCAGCTGTCGCGGCGATCATTTCTGCCACTGCGACAGGGACCAACGGCGCGGTCATTCCTGCGGGCACACAAGTGGCGCGGAGCGATGGCGCGATTTACGCCGCGACGGCTGCGGCGACGATCAGCGGCGGCACTGCCGTGGTCTTGCTGCAGGCAGTGGATGCGGGGCTCGGCGGCAACGTTGCAGGCGGAACCGTCCTGACGCTTTCGGCGCCAACTCCCGGCATCAACGCGACGGTCACCGTCGTCGCGACAACGACGGCAGGGGCCGAAGAGGAGGACGACGAGGCCTTGCGCGCCCGGCTCCTGCAGCGGATCCGGACACCGCCCAAAGGCGGCACAGCGTCCGACTATGTGGGCTGGGCGCTGGAGCAGGCCGGTGTCACGCGCGCATGGTGTTACCCCGGCTGGCTGGGGGCCGGAACTGTGGGGCTGACATTCGTCATGGACGGCCGGGTCGACCCGGTTCCGCTTGCCGGCGACGTGCTGGCGGTCCAGCAGGCCCTTGATCAACTGCGGCCGGTGACCGCTGCTTTGACCGTTTTCGCGCCAGCGACGTTGCCTGTGAACTTCACTGTCGCCGCGACGCCCCCCACGCCGGCAGTAGAAGCCGCAATCACCGCCGAGTTGCAGGATTTCTTCCGGCGTGAGGCCGAGCCGGGCGGCACCATCTACCTCAGCCGGATCAATGAAGCGATCAGCCAGGCCGAGGGTGAGTTCAACCACGTCCTCAGCGCTCCGGCCGGCAACCCCACGGCAAGCCCGGGCGTATTGCCCGTGCTTGGGAGCATCACGTTTGCATGAGCGGCGAGATGATCTATCCACGTGGATCGGGCGCCTACTTCGAGCAGCTGCGCGCCCTGCTGCCGCGCGGTGCCGCTTGGATCTGCGAAGCTGGTACCACGCTTGGCAAGCTCCTGTCCGGGCTGGCGGTCGAACTGGCCCGTATCGATGCGCGCGGCATTGATCTGATCGAGGAAGCTGATCCGCGCACAGCCTATGAGCTGCTGCCGGACTGGGAGCGCGTGGCCGGGCTTCCCGACACATGCACAGGCGCGCCAGAGACAGCGCGGGAACGACAGGCAGCGCTGCATCAGAAGCTGACGTCGACGGGCGGCCAGACCATTGCGTACTTCATCGACTTGGCCGCTAAGGCGGGGTTCCTGATCGAGATCGATGAGCACCGGCCGGCAGTTGTCGGCATGGCATGCGATGCCGAACTGTACGGCGAGGCCTGGGCGTTTGCATGGACCGTGCGCGTCCTCCCGTTCAACGGAACGCAGCAAGGGGAATTGCCCGTTGCGGTCGCAGAGGCCGGCGATCCAGTCGGAATACCGCTCCGCGGCTGGGGCGCACTTGATCTGGAATGCCTGATCGGCCGCGCGCGCCCGGCTCACACCACCGTCCTGTTTGCCTACGAGGTCGAGCCAGAGCCGGCCCTGTGGTTTGATTTCACGCGATGAGAAGGATCTGACATGCACCGCATCGACACATTGGGGAACGTTGAGGGCAAGTTCGACGAGGGCAATCCCGCCACCGGACAGCGCGCCACGCGGATCTCTGCCGACTGGATGAACGACGTTCAGGAGGCGCTCTGCTACCTGATCGAGCAGCAGGGCATCACGCTCGAAAAGGGCGACGAAACCCAGCTTCGGGCAGCGGTGCTCGACCTTATTTCCGGCGTGATCGGGGCGGGCGGCGGCGCTGTTCCGACTACCCGGCAGGTCAATACGTCGGGCCTCGCCACCGGCGGTGGCGATCTGGCGGCGAACCGGACCATCAACGTGCCCAAGTCCAGCTCGGCCGAGATTACCGCCGGCTCGCTGGATACCAAGGCGATCACGCCGGCAGGCCTTGCTGCAGCGTTTGCCGGCGTTGCCGGGCTCAATGGCTATGTGCCGCTGCCCGGCGGTTGGCTGCTGCAGTGGGGCTACCTTCGCGGGGCCTACAGCGAGGGTAGCGTAGCTGTCACCTTCCCGACGACCTTCCCAACCGCCTGCTACGCTGCAATCCCGGTTGCCGTGAACCTGCCGGCGAACAACTCGTACGACGTGTGGTGCCAGGGCGTGAGCAAGTCGCCGACCGGCGCCAGCTTCTATTTCAACTTCGATGGGGACGCGACGAACTCGATCAGCGGCCTCGACTACATCGCGATCGGCAAGTGATCGCCACAAGACGGAGATTTGGACATGGGCAAATTCTGGAGTGCCGAAGCCGGCGGTTTCTACGATGAGGACATCCACGGCGCGAAGCTGATCCCAGCTCCGCAGTCCGCGCGGGAGATCAAGGCCGGGAAGCGGCCCAAGATGGTGCCCAATCCGGATTGCCTCATCCCGGCAGACGCCGTGGCGATCAGCGATCAGACGTACGGTAGGCTGATGGACGACCAGTCCGCCGGTCTCGAAATTGTCGACCTGGGCAATGGTCCGCTCGCACGAACGCGTGAGCAGGATCCGGAAACCCGGCAGACGATGCGGCAGCGGCAGCGCGATCGGCTGCTCGCCGCCAGCGACTGGACCCAGCTCGGCGACACACTGGTCGACCAGCCGGAACTGAAATCGGCCTGGGCGGCGTATCGCCAGGCGCTTCGCGATCTCGACATGGAAGGCGAAGATTGGCCAACAGCGCCCGCCAACAGCTGAGGAGATACCACGCTGCCCTCTAACGGGGGCGGCCGAGGCGGTCGCAACGCCTCGAACCGCGAGAGACAAGCTCGCACCTTGGGGCTGGCGCGCCAGCCTTCAGGCTCCCCCGGCCGTCACGGCGGAGCAGTGATAGGTGCTCACACATGAAGGAGTCGTTTAGGTGCGGCGCTTGCAACGCGCTGCTGTTCAAGGCAGATACTGGGGCACTGGCAGGCACGATCGAGATCAAGTGCCGGCGGTGCCGCCAGATCAATCAGCTGAGGCCAGTGAGCCCTCCGAGAGCGCGGGATTGAGCGCCGTCGGAGACCAGATGTGGATCTACAACCAATCAAGCCGGTAAGGCCGGTCGCACCATGGCAGGGCGGCAAGCGCGCGCTGGCAAAACGTATCTCGGAGCGGATCGAGGCTATTCCGCACACCCGCTATGTCGAGCCCTTCGTGGGCATGGGTGGGGTATTCTTCCGCCGTCGGCGTCGGCCACAGATGGAGGTAATCAACGACATCAACAGCGATGTTGTGACGCTCTTCCGCATCCTGCAGCGGCACTACCAGCAGTTCCTCGACGTGCTCAAATGGCAGGTGTGCAGCAGGGCCGAGTTCGAGCGGCTGGCACAGGTTGATCCGGAGACGCTGACCGACCTCGAACGCGCAGCGCGCTTCCTTTACCTGCAGCGTGCGGCCTTCGGCGGGAAGGTGGCCAAGCAGACCTTCGGCATCGACTTTCAGCAAGGTGCCCGGTTCGATCTGACCAAGATCGTGCCGATGCTCGAGGATGTGCATGAGCGGCTTTGCGGAGTGGTGATCGAGCGCCTGCCGTTCGCGGCCTGTATCACCCGCTATGACAGCAGGCCGGGGACACTGTTTTACCTCGATCCGCCGTACTGGGGGTGCACGGATGACTATGGCATCGGGCTGTTTTCAGAGGCCGACTTCGTGGCTCTGAGAGACCTCTTAGAGCAGTTGCAGGGGCGCTTCATCTTGTCGTTGAATGATACCCCGGAGGTTCGACGTCTCTTCGCCGGATTCGACATCGAGGAGGTCAGCCTGCATTATGGCGTGGGTGGTGGGCAGCGGCCTGCCAGAGAGCTGATCATCACCGCGCGATCTTCACCGTGAAGGGCAAAGTTGAGGATGTCGAAGAGTAATCCCGTTGAGGCAATCACCGCGTGGATGGATGCTGGAAGCGAGGAGCCAAACATCTCGTTTGTTTGCCCTCATTGTCACTCGATGACCCAGCAGGCTATGGGCTGGCTAAACTACCTTGCTATACCCAATGGTGGCATTGGTGGTGGGCGAAGCACCAAGGAGCGAGGGTTCATCTTTGCTGGCTGCCTAGTTTGTTCACGGGAGACCATCTTTTTCGGCGATCAGGTAATCTTCCCGCTCTATGTGGATGCGCCTCTTCCATCGCCAGACATGCCTGACGAGATCAGAGCTGACTTTGAGGAGGCTAGACTGATTGTTGGGCAATCCCCCCGTGGCGCTGCTGCCCTGTTGCGTCTTGCAATCCAGAAGTTTTGTCCTCTTATCGGCGCAACTCCTGGCGACATAAACGCGATGATCGGCGAGCTAGTTGCCAAGGGAAAAATCACACCAATCATTCAACGAGCTCTCGATTCGGTGAGGGTCATTGGCAACGAGGCTGTCCATCCTGGAACGATCGATTTGCGTGACGATCCGGGCATGGCTTTGGCTTTGTTTCGGTTGATCAATCTCATCGTAGAGAAGGTCATAACTGAGCCCCGGCACGTCGATGAAGTCTTTGCATCATTGCCACCAGGTAAGCTCGCGGGCATCAATCGCCGAGATCAAGACCCCGGGCGAGGCTGA